GGAGGGGACTCGGGATCTATAGCAGCAGCACTTGCTCAAGATCGCACATTTAAGGAGCAGGTTGCCAGACCAGCACAAAGAGAACTAGAAAAAACATTAAATAAGATTGTTAGAGAAAAGACTGATATTCTTGTTTTAAAGTTTAACGAACTAACTCTTACAGATGAAATAGCACAATCTCAAATTCTAGAAAGATATGTAAAGACTCAAGTTATGCTTCCAAATGAAGCAAGATCAGCGCTTGGTCTTCCACAAAGGGAAGGAGGGGATGAGCCATTCCAGCCTAAGCCAGATATGCAAAATAATGAAGCAGATAGGGCGAGGGACGGAGAAAGAACTAACAACCAGTCCGATGGGTCTGCCACAATTAGTGGAAGAAATCCAAAAGGCGAAGGTAGATCTTCACAATAGTTTTCCACAAGTTTATTCACAGTTTATTAACATTTGTGTAAAAAAGGCTCTATAATATATTCTAGTATGACTATATCTAAAGCCCATTGGGATACCGATGGCGACTCAGTAAGGCTTTCCCTTCCATTTGCGAAGGTTGATAAGGAGAGACGTATCGTCTCAGGTTTTGCTTCACTCGATAACCTTGATAAGCAAGGAGATATTGTAACATCAGAAGCATCAATGAAAGCATTTTCAAAGTTTCGTGGAAACATTCGTGAAATGCACCAACCACTTGCAGTTGGTAAAATGGTTAACTTTAAAGAGGATAGATATTTTGATCCAGAAAGCAAAAAGTTTTATTCTGGAGTTTTTGTATCAGCATATGTTTCTAAGGGTGCACAAGATACATGGGAAAAAGTTTTGGACGGTACACTGACAGGATTCTCTATCGGTGGCCGTATGAATAAGTGGGATGATGGTTATGATGAGAAGTCAGATTCCACAATTAGAATTATTAAGGATTATGATTTGGTAGAGTTGAGTCTTGTAGATTCGCCAGCAAATCAATTTGCAAATATTATGTCAGTAGAAAAAGTTGACGGCGTAGAATTTGTTAAGGGTGCAGATGTTGCACTTGAAAATGTTTTTTATGACGAAGAATCTGGAATAGTAATGGTTTCAGATCAAGAAACAGTAAACAGTCCAATTACTGGAAATGAAATGAAAAATATAGGTTTCGTTGAAAAAGAAGACAACGAAAAAATGGATATAGTCAAATTCTTAGTAGATAGTGCTAAAGGCATTGATGCTAAGATTTCAAAGGAGGAAAATCCTATGGCAAAAACAAAGAAGGTTGCTGAAGAAGTAACCGAAATTGAAAAGTCAGAAGAGATCGCTCCAGAGGCAGTTGCTGAAACTCCAGTAGTTGAAACTGAAAAGGCAGACGAAGTTGTTGTAGAAACAACAGAAGTTGCTGAAACAGAAAAGGCTGCAGCATCATCTACAGCATCTAAAGAGGAAGAAGATTCCGCAGCAGATGCAGAAGAAGATGAAGAAGAGATGAAGGCAAAGAAGAAATCAGATGATGTTATTGTTGAATCAATAGCAGAATTAAAGAACACAATCACATCAGCCTTTAGCGATTTAACTGAAACCGTCAAGTCTTTGCAGGCAGAAGTCGAAGTACTAAAGTCTTCAAAAGTTGACACAAATGCAGTAAAAGATTCACTTGATGCAGTCGCCAAAGACATTGCTGCAACAATGGAACAAGTTAATAAGTTTGGTAAGCGAGTAGACGCAGTAGAAGCAGATACCGCTTTCCGAAAGTCTGGCGATCTAGGCGAGATCGTACAGGAGCAACCAGAAATGGTTGAAAAATCCCTATGGGGCGGACGTTTCCTCAAAACAGCCGACTTATTTAATTAAGTAATCACTTAGGAGGTGACAATATGTCGGAAGAGATTAAGAAAAACCAGCCAGGAGAATCTGGCGAACTAGGCGGAACAGCCCCTGGTCTTTATCAAGGTCAAGGTGCATTCGCTTCAGGTGGTGTTGGTGGTGTAACAGATCCAGGTGCAGATACACTTGGAAACATCCCTAATGCTAACTTTGGTGTTACCACTGGTCCAAATGCCGTTAATCCTTCGGGTGATGCTGCAAGCGGAATCCTACGCCCTGAACAGGCACGTCGTTTTATTGACTACGTTTGGGATGCTACCGTTCTCGCCCAAGATGGTCGTCGTGTGACGATGAGAGCAAACACCATGGAACTAGAGAAGATCAATGTTGGAGAGCGTGTTATTCGTGCTGCTGCTCAAGCAGTCGGTGACTACACCAACACTGGTGCTCAGTTCTCAAAGGTAGAACTTACCACAAAGAAAATCCGTTTGGATTGGGAAGTTTCTGCTGAAGCACTAGAAGACAATGTCGAGGGTGGTGCATTAGAAGATCATCTTGTTCGCTTGATGACCAATGCATTTGCTAACGATATTGAAGATCTAGCAATTAATGGTGATGGTTCAACAGCACCATTCCTTTCAATTATGCCTGGCTTTGTCAAGAAGCACAAGGATAATGGAGATTCTCATGAAGCAGCAGTAACTGTTGCTAATGATGCATGGACACCTGCAGTAATGCAGGATATCATTCTCGCTATGCCACGTAAGTATCGTGCACTTAAGAACAATCTTAAGTTCTATGCAGGTACAGATGTATTCCAGGGTATCGTTAAGAATAACGGTACTTTGTCGGATGCTATCGCTGAAGCACTTGGCAAGAATGGTAACACATACGCTAACACCCAGTCTTATTTAGACGGTGCTGGCCAGACATTCGGTGGAGCACGTACAACTCGTGTTCTAGGTATCGATGTCCAAGAAGTTCCTTACTATCCAGATGGATATGTCGATTTGACATTCCCTCAGAACCGTGTTTGGGGCTTCCAGCGTGATATCGTCGTAAACCGTGAATATGTTGCGAAGAAGGATACAATTGAATATACTGTATTCGTTCGCTTCGGTATTCAATGGGAAGAAGAAGACGCTATTGCGTGGGCAGACGCTGCTTCAGATGCATAATCTGTAATCAGTAACCTTTGAGAGGGGGCAGGGGCTAGATCTCCTCCCCCTCTTAATCTTTAGTATTCTGTTATAATAGTTCACATAGGAGGTTAAATAATGGAAGAAAATAATTTAAATAATGAAGCACCAGTAGAAACACCAGTTGTTTCTGAACCAGTTGTAGAGGCTCCTATGCCAGAAGCAAAGGTAGAAGAGACAGCACAAGAACCAAGTGCTTGGGAAAAATATAAGATTTCAGCAGCACAAGAGTCTGAGGACGCTGGAGCAATAACAACAGCCGATCTCAGCAGGGGATCTGGGACAGTTAGCGCTGTAGGCCAGGTTGCAAATGGTGTAATTGGTGTAACACAAGTAGAGCGCAAGGTTGAACAACCATCTACTATCGCAAAGAAGTCAAACAAGACAGTTGCTATTCATTCTACAAAGAATGTAAGTTGGAGCGGAGTTGGCAAGGTATATCGTGGATATAATATTGTCACACCAGAACAATCAGAGCAATGGTTGACACGTAACCATATTCGTCTTGCTACACCAGAAGAAGTAGCCAAGGAGTTTGGTCGCTAAATGCAAATTCTGAGAGTCCCGCCATATAATTTAAGTGTAACTTTAAATGTTGGATCTGCATCCACAGAATACGATTACACAATTACTGATATGGCGGACTTCTCAGTTATAGAAGATTCAGTTACTTCTAGCACAGATTCTAAAGTAGTAATATCACTATCCTCAAAATACGATACAGAATATAAAATAGAAATTGATGGAGATGAATATTTTATTGATGTTATTCGTCCATACGTAAACCCAAATGACCACGGAAGTACTGCAAGCGAAGTTGCAGCATATGCATCTAACGAAGAATTAGCCAGAGCAATCATAGACTCTGTGTGCGATGTAGAATTTTATTATAAGAAGAAAGTAATCCAGACAACTGGTCAGGGATTAGACTATTTGCCTATTTGGGTAGATGCTAAAAAAGTTTTAAAGGTTTATGAAAACAATGTTTTGCTTTATGATGCAGATGATTTAGAAAATTCTGTTTCAGCATTTGAGATTATTCCAGACGGATCTGCAATTACAATGACATTTAATGATGCAATAAATAGAGATGAGTCTGCTCGTATTTTGCTACCATCATCTCCAACAGACATTACAGAACTTGATTATTCTGCAAGAGGATTCCCAAAGACATGGGATTATACAGTCGTATTAGAAGTAGGATATAACAAAGTTCCAGCAGATATTGTAAGAGCCACAGAGTTGCTTATTCATGATATTGATTGTGGCAAGTTAGATTATTATAAGCGCTATATCGGTGCCTACAATACAGATCAATTTAGAATTCAATTTGACAAGACAGTGTTTGATGGCACTGGCAATTTAATTGTAGACAAGATACTTGATAAATATCGCAAACCGATTGAGTTCGTTGGGGTACTGTAATGGTAATATGCGAAACTCCAGACTTCGCATTTCCTATGCAAGCAGATGTATATCACCCAATAGTTGAACAAGGTATATACGGAGAAGTTAAAAAGACTTGGATTTTAGATAGAACTATTGCATGTTCTTTTGCAGCAGCAGGAACAGCATTTAAAGAAGAGGTAACTCCAAATATTAATATTACTCAAGATAAAATATTGTTGGGTAGATGCAAAACAGATATCCGCATATCAAGTCTTGAAGCACGTAACTCTATAACAAATGTTATTGTTACAAACATTAAAGACAAAAATTGTAATGATATCTATATCGAAACATCTGGACCTCGTGCAGGAAAATCTACAATATTTGAAATAGCAACACAAGATCCGTTTACTGGGCCTTTTGGAAATGTTGAGTATTATAAACTTATTCTTCGTAGGTCTGAAAATCAGGCGGTAGATGTATGAGAGTAGTAATAAAGTCACAAAAATTTAAAAGGGATATGGATAATATAATGAAATACTCCTTTGGGTTTTTAGATGGAACACAGCAAGGAAAGACAGCAATGTATACTGCACTTGCTCCAGAGATTGCAGAATTAGCGTCACAATACATAGATGCAAATGCTAGAATTAGCCCAGAAACATTACATCATATCTATGAGTGGTATCAGACTGGTAGTCCAAAAGCAAGACTATTTGATATTGACTTTTCTGTTAGTAAAATAGGAATAACTTTTACATCCAACTTTAAACAATCAACAACAATAAAAGATGGGTCTAATGTTCCATTTTATAATAAAGCAGAAATAATGGAGCAGGGTGCATCAGTTATAATCAAACCTAAAAGATCAAATGTTTTAGCATTTCAAGTTGATGGCGAAGATGTTTTTACGTCAAATCCAGTTGTTGTAAATAGACCAGGCGGAGATACCCAGGGTCAGTTTACAAAAGCAATTAATGAATTTTTTGGTTTATATTTTAAGCAATCATTTTTAACAACAAGCGGACTCGGTAGATATTTTAGTAATCCAATGGTTTACAAAAAGAATATAGGATATGGCAAACGCAGTGGAAGGTACGCAGGAATTAAAACTGGATTTCAGTGGGTTGCTAAAGCGGGAGTTAAGAGATGACAGAATCAACATCAGTATTAAATACACCAGTGCTATGGATTAATCAATACCTAAAAGAAAAAATTCCATTGCTAACAGATTTAGAAGATGTTCCATTCTTTCCCACTGGACCGTCAACATTAGAAACGTTGCAGACACAATTTCCAGAAGGTGGAACTATGGCAGTCTACGATAGGATGTTTAGAATGCGTAGAGGTCCATTTCCACATATTAAGTGTGAACAGGTATTATATTATTTTTATGCAACTGGAGAGAGTCCAGCCCTAAAAATGATT